CTACTCCTGTGTCGCGTGCTTGGCTTTGATCGTGCTGGCGCCGATGAGTGCGCCGACGAGGGTTCCCAGTGCGGTCAGGATGGTGACGGTCAGGTCGGTGCCCGTCCAGCCAGCGGCGGTGCCGATGGTCTGCACGCACACGGCCAGCGCGGGCAGCGCAATCAGACCCACCCACTTCAGCACGTCATACACCTCGTTCGGGATGAGCCAGGATGGAGTCGCGTCGGAATCCGCTGTGATGGCATCGCCCGGCGCAAGGGTTTCGAGCCGGACTTCGTTCGCCTTGAGCTTCGCGCTCGTCACCGCATTCGCCTTGATGGTCTCCGATTCAACAGGCTTTACGGTGTTATTCGTGTTCTCGTTTGCTGTTTCGTCAGACATTATGTTCTCCAAATGATGATGGTGTCGAATTGGCGTCCGGCGTCACATGTGATGACGCAGGACGCCATTGATTTCCGTGCTAGTAGCGCAGAACCTCGCCCGGATAGATGAGCGACGGATTGCCGCTGCGGTATCCGGTGATCTGCGACATGCTCACGCCGAGACGCTGGGCTATGCCGCTCAACGTGTCCCCCATCCGCACGATATAGGCGCGGCCGCCGGCGGACTGGTACTGGTAGGCGCCGGTGTAGGTCACGACCTGACCGGGGTAGATCAGGTTCAGGTTCCCGCTGGGCACGCTCCACGAGGACAGCGGCCACGCGTCGTATCGCGCGGCGATGCCGCTCATGGTGTCGCCGCTTTGCACGGTGACCTGCAACGACCCCGTGCCGGACGGACGCTGGCCGCCCGTGACGGTCTGCTGCGTGGTGCCGCGGCAGACGGTCTCGCCGGCGTAGATCAGTCCGGGGTTGCCGGACGCGTAGCCGGTCCACTCGCCCCATGTGCCGCCGTATCGGGCCGCGATCGCGCTGAGCGAGTCGCCCGGCTGGACCACGACGCACTGGCGTCCGGTGTTCGCGGTCTGCTGGCCCGTGGCGCCGGTCGTGGTTTCCGGCAGCGGGGCGGACGGTCGTTTCGCGCCGTCGCCCTGCGCGTATGCGTCCCACTGCCAGCGTTCGCCGCGGAACACGTTCAGGTCGAGATTCCCCGAATATCCGGGGAGACGGCCGGTCGACGTGTACTGGCGCATGGCCTCGCCGTAGGCGCCGTAGTTCCACGGGTTCGACTGGTATCCGGTCGGCAGCATGTTCGCGTACTGGGCGACCCACAGGCCGCACTTGTCCCACACCTGCTGCGGAATCTGGCCGATGGCGGACGCCTGCACGTACACGAGCGGCCACACGCGGGTGCGGTCGTGGATGCGCTGCACGAACTGCAGCACCCAGCCACCGTTGCCCCACGCCGAGTTCTGGTTCGATTCCCAGTCGAGCACGAGTACCGCGCGGCCCACGTAGTCGCCGATCTGCGCGAGGAACCAGTCGGCCTCGGCCGTGGCGTTGTATCCGCCGGCGTAATGGTACAGGCCCAGCGCCTTGCCGGTGTCCACCGCGCCCTGCGCCTGCGCACGCCACGACGGGTTGACGTAGCCGGCGGCCTGAGTCACCTTGACCACGGCCAGATCCGCGTCCACCAGCCTGGTGATGTTCGACGGCTGCCAGCTCGACACATCGATGCCCTGCATATCCGCCACGGCGGTCGCCGGCGAGACGCCGAGCAGCACGGCGACGATAATCGCGAGGATCCGCATCCCCAGGCTCGGTTTGCTCTTGTTCTTGATGTCCAATTCCTCTCCTTAGCTGTCGGTTGATATGGAAAAGCCCCACCCGATCCGGATGGGGCAAAATTCTGATTGGCCTCTACCAGCGGTCGTCGCCGCCACGCACGAGCGCCCATATGACGATCGCGGCGACCACCATCACGATGACGATCATCGATGCCTCCTCAGTTCGCGGATGTCCTCGCGCAGCTCCAGGTGCTCGCGTTCGGCGTTGGCGACGCGTTCGTTCACCGTCTTGAACTCGCCGTTCATGTCGTCACGCAGCCCGTCGATCGCGTCCATGACCCGTTTGTGCTTCTCGTCCATGTCCTCGCGCAGCGGCGCCTGATGGTCGTTCGTGATCTCCCACTTCGTGGCCGACTGCTGGTCGCGCAGCCCGCGGATCTGCCGCGATTGGATCACCGCCACTATGACCGTGGCCAGACTCGGCACCACCGCTATCAGGATGACCGCCCATAGTGGAGTTCCTGCGGGAGGTGTCATGTACGACGCTCCTTTCCACGGTCCATGAACCATTGCAGGAAGGCCCATAGGCCGCCGCTGCCGATCACGCTGGTGACGATGGCGATGATGAGCTCGGCCAATATGGGCCTCCCTTTGGTCTATGCGGAGCGTGGGTAGGGCATGGTCCCGTGGTAGAAGAACGGCAGCGACTCATCGAACGTGGCTTTGGTTTCGACGAGAGGTTCGCTGAACCTGGTGCCGTTCATGGCCAAGAACCTCACGCCTACCACGCCGTCGGCCGGCGCGTTGAACTCGCAGAACGCCACGCCATCCGCGATCTGAGACACGGTGATGTTGCCGACGGTGCCCCAGTCGGTCCGGTACAGCCAGACGACAACCCCAGATTGCGGCCACTGGCCCACCGGCTCGCACCTGCACCGGAACACCATCCGCGCACCGGGGTCGAGACCACGGATAGTCCTCCATTCCACGTAGCTTTTCGACGGGTCGGTGCCGTTGACGGTGATCACACCGTCAGCAACCTCGATATCCGTGGTCGCCTCGTTGCTCTTCCGATAATGCGAGAACAACGGCGAGGGAAACATGTTTTTCCTGATGACGAGTCCGCTCATGCCCGCCCCCTTTCGGAGGCGGGGCAGGCTAGCGTGGCATGGTGTCCCACGCGAACCACGGGTCGGCCAGTTCGCCGGCCTCCCACATGTCGCGCACCTTCGCCCAGTCTGCCGGCGTATACAGGGCGACACGGTCGATGGTCGCGGACTTGCCATTGCTGATCCAGATGCTCGGGAATTGGGTGTTCTTGACGAGGGTGGCGATCCAATCGCCCTCCCGCATCAGGTTCTCCCACGAGCCGGCAGTGTAGGAATACTTGCCCGTTATATGCATGACGTGGACCATTCCCACGGCCATCTTCGTGGCATCCCTCGGGACGAAGTTCACCCACCCCGAATCGACGCCGACCGCAGTGTAGGTCGGACCGTCCCTCGAGACATGACTCTTGTCGTGGTTCAGGACGACGCCGGTCATATACGGATGCGGATACGAATTCCTCAGAATCATCGGGCACCACCCGCCCGACGAATCCCGTTACGGTCTCGGCATGGTGTCCCAGGCGAAGAAGCGGAGCCCCCCCCCCCGGCCACGGCCGCATCATACGTGGACGCGAGTTCGATGATGGGCCGAGTCCACACGCCGGTATCGAAATTGACCATGAGACTTGACGGGTCGTGGATCCTCGACGGCGTGAACCGGAGCGTCAGCAGGTCGCCGTGGTCGGCGGGCGTGACCGTAATGCCTTGGTTGTTGTAGTAGATCCCGCACAGTTTGGTCCCAGACAGGCGGATGACGGATAGCACGTATTCCGTGTCCGCGTCCAGCAGTCCGGAGATGTCCAATTGCACATAGCCCTGCTTCTGGGCGGTCGTGGTGCCGTTCGGGTCCTTTTCCGGGACCGTCAGCGTGCCGTCGCCCGGGAAGCATTCGACGTACTGCATTCCCCACAGGCCGTGGGTGAGGCCGGTCGGCGAGAAATTAGGGTTGGGGAACAGGTTCTTGCGGATGATCTCGGTGGTGGTCATGCGACCACCCCCGGCGTCAGTCCCGCGGGTCGGGCATGGTCGCGTGGTTGAACCACGGGCGCTGCAGCGCTCCGGCCTGCCACGCGGCGAGCAACGTGTCCCACGTGGCCGCGTCGAACACACCGAACCGGTGGAACGTGACAGTCTGGTTCGACGCCATCCAGAACGCCACCCATGAGCCGGTAATCCTGTAACAGTGCATGATCCCGGACGACCATATCTCCGACATGCCCTGGAGCATCTTGAACGCCTTGTCTGATTCCCATTCCACGAATACGCGCAGATTGCGTTGGAAGATCGGCGTATTGTCCTCGATCACGATCAGCCCGAGATCCACCAGTTCCCGCTGGACGTAAGGTCGGATATAGCTCTGCCAACCGTCCTCGATAGTCCCGGACGTCACCGTTCCGTCCTCGCCGATGCCGGCCAACCCGGTATGATCCAAACGGCTCATACCCACAGTTGTCGTCACACTCGTCCAGTTCACCAGTTGCGTAAGCCCGCTCATGCCGCCAACCCCCATTGAGAGCGGCGGACAGCAGCAGCGTGAATGCTAGGAGGAATACCCCCCCCCACGCGGGTCGGGCATGGTGGCCCAGTCGAAATACGGATACGACTCGTCGAACGTCGAAGCCCGTTCGAGGTTGCATTCCGCGATCATGATCATGCCTCCCGCGGTCTTGGGCGGGATGATCCGCACGATTGTCACCGCATTGAGCGTTAACTGGTTGGACGCCTGTCTGATGGTCTGTCCGTTACCGACGGGCATGCTGTAGGCCAGCACGTAATCCGGCTTGCTGGACTCGCGCGTGTAGACGTTCAGTTTCCCGTCGCCGCCCTGGGCGAACACGTTGTAGAACAGGCGGTACGAGCCGGGAACGGTGATGATGTCGTTGGCGATGTTCAGATACGGGTCCGTGCCCACTCCGTCATAGACGGCACGCACGTACCGGCGGCCGTTCTCGTGGTCCACCGCGGCCACGGTCACGCCGGATCTTGTCAACCGGTCGACGTGCTGGAATCGTGGGTCCGGTATCAGGTTCGTCCGGTGCACGTAATCCATGGGTCACTCCTTCCTTATTGGTTTCGGATATGACGAAGCCCCGCAGCCGATACGGCCTGCGGGGCCTCGAAAAGGATGCGCGGCGGCGTTTACTCGCCGTCGGTCTTCGGATTGGTGAGCGCCTGCCATACGTCCTCGGGGATGACGTTGAGCAGGGCCTTCAACTGGGATTTCAGCAGCGCGTTCTCCTGCTCCAGTCGGCCGATGCGTTCCGTGAGCGCACTGGTGAGGTCGTTCACGTTCACCGGGATCCGGTTGATGTCCATATCCATTGGTTCTCCTTACTGTCGGGGTGTGAATTGGGCGAGGAAATCGGTCTCGCCCTGGCGGATGAGTGTTTGGGTGTCCGGTTCGGCCAGCAGTTCGGCGAGTTTGTCGGCGTCGATGTTTTCGGGCAGGGGGATGGTTCGTTCGTCGGATTGGCCGGTCTCGTCCACCATGGCGAGCGTGAACGTCTGCACGGTCGACAGTCCGAGCAGCCGCCTGGTCTCCATGCGACCGTCGGCGACGAGCGCTCCCATGGGGCTGATGGCGCGCACGCGCGCCGCCCTGGATTCCTGGTTGCGGTCGAGCAGGGCCTGCCGGTCGAGTTCCCGGTAGGCCGGGGTGAACGCGGTGGACCCGTCCGGATACATGCCGGGATCCTTGTGGGCGAGGATCGCGGCTACGGATTCGACGTCGTCCGCGCAGGCGACGAGCTGTCTCCACGCGGCGAGCACGTCCAACGGGATGAGCGTGCTGTCGTTTCCATCCGTGAGGATCAGGTTCCCGTTCTCGACTCTCATATCCATCGGGAGACTCCTTTCTAGCTGGCGTTGATGCCCATGGTCATGCAGTAGATGTCGCCGCCCGCGGCGCTGACGTCGCAGTTGAAGAACGTCACGCCCCAGCCGCTGGTGCCGCCCGTGTTCTCCACGTGCGCGACGATGCCGGAACAACCGCAGTCCGCGTTGGCCCACGCGTAGTAGCGGCCGTACCTGAGCGGCATGGCGTTCACGGTGCCGTGCGCGTAGCTGTGGACGCCGAACCCGGCGTTCAGGGCCTTCCACTGGAACCAGGAGAACGTGCCGTTCTTGCCCAGCGCGCCGGTCATGGCGATCGACGGGTTGGGCAGCACGTTCGCGCCGACGGACGCGGTCTTGCCTGTCCCGTCGTTCGCGCTGATGGTGGTGCCGACCTCGCTGGTCAGCGAGCTGCCGTAGCGTTGCACGGTCATCTGCGCGATCTGCGAGCCCGCGGGCTGGATCTTGATCAGGCCCATCCCGCTGCCGGACGACGTGGCGTACAGCTGGCCGACCAGCCCTTCGGAATCGTGGAAGTCGATCGCGCCGGTGTAGATCTCGCCCATCTGCGGATCGTCCACGGTCGCCGTGGAGAACTCGATCCGAGCGCCGTCGAACGCCGTCTTGAACCGTCCGGTCACCACGTTCGTCTCGCCGTTGCCGTCCAGGTGCACGGTGTGGTTGTGGTCCGAATCCCACATGTCCAGGCCGCTGTCCCGGAGCTTGAACCCCGTGTCCTCCGCCGTGCTGGACTGGTAGATCGCGCCGGTGAACACGTAGCCGGAGAATTGTCCGGCCTTGATCTTGTCCGTCGTGATCGACCCGGCCGCGATCGCGACCGCCGTGACCGAGTTGGCGGCCAGCTTGTCCGCAGTTATCGCGCCGGACACGATCTTCGACGCATTCACGCTGTTCGCTGCGAGCTTGTCCGCGGTGACCGCGTTGGCGGCGAGCTTGTCCGCGTTGATCGCGTTCGCCGCGATCTTGTCGCCGGTGATGGTCAGGGCGGCGATCTTCGCGGCGGTGACCGACAACGCGGCGAGCTTGTCGGTCGTGACCGCTCCGGCGGCGATGGTGCCGGCGGTCACCGCGTTCGCCGCGATCTTCCCGGCCGTCACGCTGTTCGCGGCCAGCTTGTCCGCCGTGACCGCCAGCGCGGCGATCTTCCCGGCGGTCACGCTGTTGGCGGCCAGCTTGTCGGCCGTGACCGCGAGGGACGTGAGCTTGTCGGTCGTCACGCTGCCGGCCGCCAGATGATCAGTCGTGATTGTGTTCGCGGCGATCAGATCACCGATCACGCTCCCGGACGCGATCACGTTGCTCGCGACCAGGTTGAACTGGTTCCATTGCTCGCCGTCCCAGGTGAGCACCTCGACGACCTCGGACTCCAACGGCACCAGCACGCTCGACGAATTGTCCGGCTCGCCCTCGCTGTACGTGTAGAAATTCGCCAGCAATGAGGGGCTGTCGTCGGCCTCGCCCTGGCTCGTGGTCCAGTACTGCTGGGTGCGGTACCAGAAGTCCCCGGTTTTGACGGTCACGCCGCTCATGGTGGCGGGGTCCTGCCAGCCCTTGAAGATGTTGTGCAGCCCGTCGGCGGTCTTCTGCGCTCCGGTGGCGGCCGTGTACGCCTGCTGGGCCTTGGACGCCGCGTCCGACGCGGTCTTGCCGACCTGGTCGAGCTCCTTGTTCGCCTCGGTCAGATCTGTTCTTACCTGCGTCAGGTCGGACTGGGCCTTGTCGAGACCGGTCTTCACATCGGTCAAATCGGTCTTCACGCCCGTCAGGTCGGTCTTCACGCCGCTCATGTCGGTCTTGACCTGGGATACGGTCTGCTGCGTCTGGGATATCGCGGACTGGTTCGCCTGGATGTCCTTCCGAGCCTGGTCGAGCGTCTTCTCGTTCTCGGCGAGATCGGACTGGATCTGGTCGATCTGCTCCCGGCTGACCGCGCCCACCACCTCTATCTGCGCGGTCTTCGACCACGCGGATTTGTTGCCGGCGTGGTCCACGGCGCGCAGCGCGTAGACCCATATCGCGCCGGGCAGCACATCAGTGTCGACCCACTGGGTGCGTCCGGTCATCGCCGCGCTCACCACGGCCAGCGACCTCGACGTCAATCCCCTGCCGACCTCGCAGTGATCGAAGTCCGCGTCCATGCCCGTGCCGGTCGCGGGCAGACCGTCCCACGAGATCGACACGATCCCCGTCTCCGACGAGAGCTTCGGCACGGACGGCACGGACGGAGGCGTCACGTCCGACGCGACCGTCACGCTCTTCTCACCCGACCATTCGCCGTTTCGGTCTGAGTAAGTAGGGATGGCGCGCACCCTGACGACCACCGTCCGTCCGCAATCCAGATTCGACCAGGACAGACGCTCGTCCGACGTCACACCAGCCGACATCCACGCATCGGCATCCGAATCCGAATACCGCCACTCGACCCGATAATCCGCGATCTCAATCGATGTGTTGTCGGTCGCCTGCGACACCTCGCCCCACACGGCCGACACCAGACCACGCGCATGACCCGTCGAATCAAGATACGCATCCGAGGAGAGCACCAACCCCTCGGGGGCCTTCGGCACACGATGATCCTGCGCAGGTGCCGGGCGTCCGCCTTGTGCGCCTCCGGCGACGGCTCCACCGGTGATGCCCTGGATGCGTTTGGCCTGCCGTGTTTGCGCGTCGTACAGGCGGTCGTTGAGGATGAGCGCGGCCTTAAGTCCCTGGTTCGACAGGCTGATGGTGACGCGTTGGACGCGGACCTTCTCCCCGTGGCTGACGGTTGGCGCGGTGATCCAGTCGCCCGGATGGTAGTCGATGAGCGGGAGCGCATCCACATTGGTGACGAGGACGCTGCGCGTGTACTGGCCGCGCACGCGCGCCGCCTGGTCCAGCTGGGACTGCATGAGCAGGCGGGCGGTGCCCTCGTCGGACACGCCGCCCTGCGAGCTGTACAGCTCCCATTTGCCCCACGGGGTGGGAGCCGCATTGTTGTCCTGGGTGAAGTCGATGCCGTCGCCCATGACAAGAATGTGCGAGGCGAGGTCCTCGATGGTCTCCTCCTCCGGGCTCTCCAGCGCCTGCGTGGCCAACGGGATAACGATGGATTCGCTCAGGTCATGGCACAGTGCGGCGCTGTCGGCGTTCCACATGTTCAGGGTCATGCCCCGGGTGCGCCAGTCACACACGCCGTTCGCCGCCAGGTTGCTCAATGCGGTGAAGCAGTCGATACCAGGGTCGTAGTAGAGGGTCATCACGTTCGACCACGCGGCACCGGAGCTGTCCTTGCCGGTGTCGAACCCGGCCGTGACGTACTGCGCGACTCCCCCGCGTTCGCGGTTCTCGTCGAGCATGGTCTTGACGATCGTGCCCGGATTCGCCGAGTAGAAGGGGCGCTTGCCCTTGCTGTCGCCGTCCGCGAGCAACTTCGACGTGTCGATGAGCAGCGCCTTCTTCAGCAGCCACGCGTAGGTCATCAGGTTCAGAGTGACCGTGTCCGACCGATCCTTGGCGTCACGGCTGCGGGACGTGAGCACGAACCTCGCGTTATACGGTTCGATCCACTCCCCTCCGTCCGACACCTCGAAGCCGACGCCCAGTCCCTGTTCGAGGCCGCGCTGCAGGATGCTCCCACCCAATGCGAGCCGCGAGTACGTGACCTTCAATGTGCCGGCGTCGTTGTGCTGGAAGTCCGCGTCCACGCCCAACGGCCTGGGGAGCATGCCCAGGCTCGTGCCATCCGGCGCGTACGCGTGCAAGCGGATATGCAGGCTCCTGCCCATGAATCACCACCATGCCTGTCTGAAATGGACGGCCACGACGCCATCGGCCGCGCCCGTCACGGATGCCTTCAACCCGTAACCGCCGTCCGACGCCGAATGTATCTGCAACGGTCCCGGAGCCGGGTAGTCCACGCCGACGATGGCGGTGCCTCCGTCCCATGCGTCGGCGTCGGCGCTGCGCCACGCGGCCAGCGAGGCCGTGTCGAGATACGTGTACCCGCTGCCTGCCGTGCCCTGCCATGAGACTCCGGTGCCGGAGACCGGGTCCGTGAACGTCGCGGCCGTGGCCGAGGCCGGGAAGCGGAGGATCGCGTCCGGTATCGGCGCGATCCCGAAGAACCCCTCGGGGATGCCCGTGTACAGCAGGCTCGGCGAATCGTCTTTCGGCCCCAGCGGCATGGTCACGAAGTTCGCGAGAGCGCTGGGCGAATTGTCGGGTTCGCCCAACGCGCGTGTCCACCATCCCTTGCCGTTGGTGATGACCGGGCCGACAGGCGGCGTGATCTCGCCGCCGTCGAGCGGCAGCTCCATGCTGAGCGCGGTCGGGCTGCGCCACCAGACGCCGGGCAGGGCGAACACCGCCGTGTACGCGGAGTACCTGCCCAGGGTCTCGTCGCCGTCCGCCTGCAGGGAGACGAGCTCGGCCACGGCCTCCTGTTCGACGCCGTCCACCGTCCTGGACAGCACGGCGTTCGGCATGCAGCACAGGCGCACGACCCGCATGGTCTCCCCGTAGTATTCGCCTCCGCCCACGCCGATGCGGATCGTCACCTGCCGTTCGTTGAACAGGGGAAGCGGGTTCGCGGGCACGGTGCCGTGCATGCCCGGCACGCCGACCACGGTGCGGCTGGTCTCGATCCCGGCCAGAAAGGTGCTGCCGAGCGTGACGACCGTGTTCTCCGTGTCCAGCTCGACGCCGTTCAACCGGTACCGGATGCCTCGCGAGACCATGCGCCACCCCCTGTCATGCCTTTACTCGTAGAAGCTGTGGTCTGATTCGTCCGCCGTCCGCAAGGGCCATGGGTCGGCCTGCGGATAGTAGTTCGTGATCGTCACGTTCGCGCCCGCGGATGCCGGCGACGGCGTGTACGCCATGCCGATGCTCGGGGAGAACCCTCCCGCGAGGTCGAGGCTCATGCCCATCACGTCGTCCTGCACCTTCCGCCAACCGGCCATCATGGACTTCCTGAACCCGCCCATGATCGCCTCGCCGGCCGGGATGAGCAGCCTGCGATCGTAGGACAACGGGCCCTTGTGCGCTGCGATCCACGAGCCGATGCCGCTCACGAAGCCCGTGACACCGCTCCAAGCGCTCTTCAGACCGTTCAGGAAACCGTTGATGATGCTCGAACCGGCGTTCCACAGCAGGCTGCCGAGGTTGCCCAGTGCGGACAGGATGCGGTTCGGTATGCCCCTGACCCAGTCGACCGCCTCGTTGAACTTGGACTGGATGCCGTTCTTGACCTCGTTGAACTTGTTCGAAAACCAGCTACCGATGTCCCCGAAGAACCCCTTGATCCGCCCCGGTATGCTTTGCACGAAGGACACGACGGCGTTCCATGCGTTCTGGATGGCCTGTCCGGCCTCGTTGAACTTCGCTCCGAACCAGCTCCCGATATCCGAGAAGAAGCCCTTGATCATGCCCGGCACGGACTCGAACCATGCGACCAGCGCGTTCCACTTCTCCGAAATCCACTGCGCCGCGTCCCCGAACCACTGCTTGACGTTCTCCACGGTCGTGCCGAGGAAGTCGGTGAACTGCTGCCACAACTGCCGTCCGGTCTCGGTCTGCGTGAAGAACCATGCGAGCGCGGCGACCAGTGCGGCGATCGCGGTGACGACCAGCATGATCGGGTTGGCGGAGAGGACCATGTTCAACGCGCCCTGAGCCGCCGTGGCGAGCTTGGTGGCCGCGGTCCATAGGCCCTGCGCGGTCTGGACGATGTTCAGCTGGGACGCGAACTGCTTGAGGGCGGCCACGGGGCCGCCGAGGTCCATGATGAGCAGCAGACCGTTCTTCATGCCGGTCAGCCCTCCGGTGACCGCGGTCATGGTGCCGGTGAGCGCCTGCAATCCGGTGTTGAGCGCCTGATATCCCTTGAACGCGGCGAACGCGCCTCCGACCGCGGCGATGATCGGGATGAGCGATTCCCCGTGCTGGATGAACCAGTTGAGCGCGTCGGCGACGAGTTTGATGCCGTCGGCCACGGTTTCGGGAGGGATCAGGTGCGACCAGTCGACGACCATGTTCACGATGCCGTCGATCGCGTCGCGTATCGCGTCCCACGCGGCCTTGAACGCTTCGACCGCTCCGTTGTCCTCCAACGCCTTCCAAAGCCGTGAGAACCAGTCTATGATGCCTTGGATTCCGGATTGCACGACTGGGACGGCGGCGCTGATCCCCTCGGACAGCCATCCCATGCCTCCGGTGATGATTGGTTTGAGCCCGTCGAGGAACGCGGTGCCCAGGCTTACGGCCGATGCTTCGAGGTTGCCCATGGCGCCTTCGATGGTGCTGGCGGACGTGGCGGCCTCCACGGCGGCGTCCTGGAAGCCCAGGTCGAGGATAGCCTGGTTGAATTCCTCGGCCGATATCTGCCCTTCGGCCATCGCGTCCCTGAAATTGCCGGTGTACGCGCCCATCTCCAGCAATGCCTGCTGGATCTTGCCGGACGCGCCGGGTATCGCGTCGCTCAGCTGATTCCAGTTCTCCGTGGTCAGCTTGCCCTGTCCGGCGGTCTGTGTGAGGACCATGGCGACGCTCTTGTACGTGTCGGCCGTGCCTCCCGCGACCGCGTTCAGGTTGCCGGCGGCCTCGGCCAGCCGGTCGTAGTCCTTGACGCCGTTCGCGGCCAATTGCGCTGTGGTGTTGCGGATGTCGGCGATGCTGTAGATGGTCTTGTCGGCGTAGTCCTGGGTCGACTTGGTGAGCCGGTCGATGGTCGTGGTGTCCAGTCCGGCGAACTGGAGCGTGCTGGCGAACTTCTGCGCGCTGTCCGACGCTTCGACGATCTGGCCGGTCAGGCCGGAGAACATGCCGATGACGTTGGTTGCTACGGTTTGGGCGATGCCGCTGATGGCGCCGATCTTGCCGGCCAGTCCGGTGGAGAACCCGGAGCCGAGCATGGCGCCCTGCTGTCTGCCGACCTTGTCAGAGGTGTCGCCGAACGCCTTGGTGATGGCGTTGCCGACGCCTTTGAGGCTGGGCACGACGGCAACGTACGCCTGCGCGAGCTGGTATCCCTTGGATGCCATGTGGTCACCCGCCTTCGATGGTCGTGAAATGCTGGCTCATGAACCGGTCGAGCTCGTCCACGGTCACGGCCCTGGTCTCGATGTGGCGCGTACGCCGCGTCACGCCGGAGCCGTCCGGCGTTCCCTCCTTGGCGGATGTCGCGTGCGCTGTGTTTCCGGGTCTGGGGACGGGTTTGGGTTTCGGCCCGCGTTTCTTCGGATCGCTGTTGGCCCACATCCACATGTTCATCTGGTCGACAAGCGTCGCGGCCAGATGCTCCTGCATGGTCCACGCGTTCGGCAGGCCGAGCCGACGCCATACCATGCTGCCGTCGGGCAGGTTCGCGGCGCATGCGGCCAATGAGAGCGGCCGCATGCGCCGAAGTTTGAGCTCCTCGTATGTGTCGAGCCCGTACACGCGTCTCATGTCGGCCTCGAGCTGGTCGGGGCATTCGACGAGCAGGTGTACGAGCGTCAGGAGTTTGGGTCCATGTGTTCGAACAGTCCGGTCATGAACTCGCTCATTCGGGTTCCTGTGATTCGTCCGTCCTGGTCGCGCAGCTGATCCTTGACGGACCGGTATTGAGTTTCGCCGAGCAGGGTCTTGATGAACGGGACGACCTTCAGCGCGTTGCCGTCAGGGTCGGCCTGCAGGTCGTACAGGGTTTCCATCAGTTCCCAGTCGTCCAGTCGGGACGGGTCGATGTCGACGTCGACGCCCATGACCTGGACGTGGCGAACCTTGCCGCGCGTCGGCTTGTGATCCTGCGGGGCCTTGGCGGCACGCGGCTTGGTGGTCGCGGTACGAGGTTTGGCGGCGTCGGTCATGCCTGGTCCTCCTGCGTGTCGACGGAGGCGGTTTTCGCTGCTGCGGCGATGCCGATGTATTCGATGCTGGTGACGCCGTCGCCCAGTCGGGTGTCGGCGTTGGCGGCCATGGTCACGTCGTAGCCGACCACGTCGGTGCTGTGGAACTGGCGGTCGCCGAATTCGCTGCGCGAGGCGTTGCCGATGACGATGCGGTCTTTCTTTTCGCCGGTCATGATGACCTCGATGACGATGCTCAACGCTTCTCCGGACGGCATCTTGTGCTTGATGGTGAGCTGACCGTCCTTGCCTTCGACCGCGTCGCTGCCGTAGCGGATCTTCGCGGATTCGGCGCGCAGCGCCTCGATGAGGACGAACTGGTAGCTTTCCGCGTAGCTGCTGATCATCTTCATGACGGTGTTGCCGCCCATGTCCTTGACCTCGGTGGTCTCGGTCTCGGTCGTGTTGGTCACGCCGTCCTCGCCGACGAAGCCTCCGAGTTTGAACGCGGGGTCAAGCTCGGTGTTGGAGTCGGTGGGCAGCGTGGTGCCGTACGGCGCCCACCACAGGTAGCCGCTGACCTTGGTCTTGGCGATGGTCACGTTCTGAGGGTTGTTGGTTTCCCCTGTCATGGTTCATGTCCTTTCACTGGGATGTTTGGATGGTCGGCTGGATGAGGATCTGGTATCGGGGACGCCCGTCTGGCATGGGCATGTGGCTCATGCCGGTGATGTCGATGTCGGCGACCATGGACAGTTCGCATATGCGTTTCAGACGCGGCAGTACGATGCGGTTCGCGGTCTCCGACGCCATCCACCGGGTTTCGGCCCACACCTGGACGGCGATGAGCGGGCTGCGCGTGAACCGGTCGACGGTGTCGCCGACGAGCTCGACGGTGATGCAGCGGATCGGGTTCGATGCCGTGGATTCGGCCGGCACGTCGAACGAGACCGGCCATCGTGACAGGTTCTCGTCCTGTTCGAGCCATTGTTTGACGAGCAGTTCGGGGTTCATCGGCCGTCTCCAAGTGCCTTGGCGAGCGTGTTGTGCTTCGCGTTGTGCGCGATGACCTCGATGTCGCCGTCGCCGGTGGTGGCTAGGGCGACCTGTCCGATGTCGGTGTCCCTGGCCGGCCGCCATGTGAATCCGGCGTGTTCCGGGTGCTCGCATTCGCCGGCGGCGATGCTGTTGGCGCGTTCGGCGATGCCTTTCGCCTCGGCGTTTATCGCGTCGGTGAGCTCCTGGCTGCGGCGCAATGCGGTGAATCCGGGATAGTTGAGCTTCACCCTGGATCTTGCCATTTCGTCCTATCCTCTCGTATCGGTGACCTCGGCCTGCAGGTTCCACCTGGTCGGGTTCAGTCCCCCGTCGTACGGATGCGGGTCCCCGATCACCTCGTATTCCGCGTCGTCGATGCGCACGTGCGCGCCGCGAAGGCTTGTCATGCCGACGGTGTACGAGCGCGGCAGGTGCAGGGTGAACGCGACCGTCACGCCGTCGGGTCGTGTGGAGTCGGTCGCGTTCGACTGGGATCCTGGGGCGACGAGCACGTCATCGACGGTCTCCTCGGCCGGCGTGGTGACGGGCCGTCCGGTCGGGTCCTTGTCGCCGGTCGGCTCGTACCGGATGATGGTGATCGTCCGCCCGTTCATGGGCTTGTCCTTCCGGAGCTCATGTCGTACGCCCATGCGGTTCCATCGCCGCCGAGCGATTCCTTCTCCGATTGCGTCAGGTACAGGTCGCCCATCGGGTTCGTGTAGCTCCATGTCTCGGCGTACGGGCCGGCGGTCTGGCTGTGCTGGCTGACGCCGGCCGTGTCGTCTCCGGCGAGCATGGCGCGTTTGACGATGGCGCAGCAGACCCGTTCTCGGGTTAACTCGCTCGCCTTCTCCCAGTTTGGGCATGTGGAGCGGATCAGGTCCGACGCGTCGGCGAGCAGCGCCTCGGCCTTCTCCCGTTCGTCTCCGGTGAGCGTGTGCCATCGCCGTTCGAGGTCATCGACCGTGGCGAACGGCTTTTCCGGTTCCGGCTGTCCGCCGGAACCGGATGGTCCGTCCGAGGATCCGCCGGACAGGTTGATGCTCCCGTTCGGGTATCCGTCCGTGATCATGATGGCTCCGTTCAGCTTGCGTTGAGCACGCCGCCGGCGCGCAGGCTGGCGAGCAATGCGTTGACCGTCGCGATCGCGGCTGCCGCGTCCTCACCGCCCACGTCGGGCACGGCGGCGCACTTCGTGAAGCTCGTGCCGTCGGCGCCGGCTGGCCCCTGTGGACCTGTGTCCCCCTTGTCGCCCTTGGCGCCTGCTGCCCCAGCGGCGCCTTTGAGGTTCGTGAAGGCGAGCTTCAGGACGCCGTCCGCGACGCTGCCGGTGCAGGACGGGGTACCGGTGTTGTCGTCGACGGTGACCTGCACGGACGTGATCGCGGAGTCGCCGTCTCCGGTGAACGGGGTGCCGTCGGGGTTGACCAGGCGGACCGGCGCGTCCAACGGTCCTGGCTTCTTCTTTTTGCCGGGCTTCTGCACGACGAGGGTCTGTACCGGGTATCCCATCATTCACCCGCTTCCTTGAGCACGGCGATGCCCTTGGGGTCGAGGATCGCGTAGCTGTAGACGGCTTCGGTGCGGTAGGCGATCTGGTTGTACGCCTTCAGGTCCTTGCCGGTCTGGTCGGGGTCGCCGTAGGCGATGATCTCGCTCCAGATGTCGCGCACCATGCCCCACTTGATCAGGCTGAAGTCGCCGAGGAACGCGAGCACCTTGGTGTCCTGGGTGATCAGGCGCCCGTTGACGGTGCCGCTGGTGGCGGCGGGGATGCCGTCCAGGTTGCCGACCTGCAGGCTGATCGGGATCTCCGGATACAGGCGCATGCCGGTGGCCGGGACGCGCAGCTTGCGCAGGCGCGCTGCCCACGTCTTGCTCATGGCGATGCCGTTGATGTCGTACTCGTCGGATACGGCCTCGGCGAGCGCGTCGATGTCCTCGACGTCGTCGCCGCTGGAGGTGACCTGCACGGCGGACGTGGAGAGGGCGGTGAATCCGTCGAGCGTGGTCTTGGGCTTGGGGTTGAACGCGTGGTAGATCACGTAGTCGAGCACGCGGCCCAACGCCTTGGCCTGGTCGGCCTGGATGTTCTGGATGATCTCGAGCTGGTTGTCCTCGTCGGCCCATTTGAGCTCGCTGGTGACGCGCGTGGTGGTCTGCACCTTGAACCGTTTGCCGACCACCGGGGTCAGGGTCTCGTCGTAGCTGCTCTTCTGCGCGCCCTCGGCCACGACCTCGGCCTCGCTACTGCCGTTGAACACCATGTAGTCCTTGTCGAGGAACAGCTGGGGTTCGGCCGGGGACAGCGCGGCGATGGTGCTGGTGTCCTTGGCCTTCTTGGTGATCTCGGTGGCCACGGAGACGGGGAGCTTGATCTTGGTGGTGTCCATTGTCATGATGGGTGTCCTTTCGTGTTGTCATTCGTTGCCGAGGAGGCGATGGAGGTATGAGCGGCGTTCGCTGTCAGCGTCCACGCCTTCCGGCTGTCGTTCGGCTCCGTGCACCTGCGGGGCCTTGGGTTTGGGGTGGAGGACCGCGTCGAGCTGTTCGGCGTGCGCCTGGATGTCCTCGAGAGTGCTGCCGCGCAGGAGGTCGGCGGGCACTCCGGTCTTCTTGGAGACCTCCGTCTTCCATGCGTCCTGCTGTTTCTCGGCCTTGTAGGCGGCGTTCTCCTTCTCCAGCGCGTTGATGCGTCTGGCGGTCTTCTCGGCCTCGCTCATCTGGGATTCCTTGAGCTTTTCCAGCTCGTCGGCGGCCATCTTGTTGTCCTTGGCGCGCTTCTCCCACTCGCGCGAGTGCTTGACGGCGTCCTTGTATTTGGCCTCCCAGTCGACCGGCTCGTCATTGCCGCCGGCACCGCCGCCGTTGTCTTCCGGCGGGTTGTCGATGAGGCGGATGCGGCGCATGAGCATGGCGTTGCGGTGCATGATGGTTCCTCCTTGATGGTTGATGGGGCCCGTTCCGGGCATAAAAAAGCGCCGTCCGTGCGGACGGCCTGATCGTGGTGGGTGCTGGATTCGAACCAGCGAAGGCAGTGCCGGCCGCGTTACAGGCGGCTCCGTTTGACCGCTCCGGCAACCCACCGAAAGTGGTAGAATCGGATGTGTAAGCGTCCCCGTTGTCGCCCATGTGTGACTTCCGGGACGCTTACTTCATACGTATGAGCCTTTGGTCCTTGGTGAGCACGTAGACCATGCCGTCATGGAATCTTCGGCTTCGTTCCACGTATTCGGCAAGCTGCTCGTCGCTCAGATTCACGCTTTCCGAATTGTCGATGATGAGTCTGGTGCAGTCACGCTTGTGCGAGGCGCTGCCCAGATACCCATCAACGGTGCGGAACGACTTTGATGTGCCCACCGTCTTGATTTCGATGCCTCCGGCCCAATCGGCAAGGCCGACGCGCTCCGTATCACCGGTTTCGTGGTCGGACACTATCGCGTAGTCGAGCTGGAACGACGGAACGATCCCGTGCCTCCGGAGTCGTTCGGCTGTGCGTATCTCCTGCGGACGCGCTCGTTCGGTCTCCTCGCGCAGCTCCTCGGATGCGAACGTGATGGCGGGTTCGGTGCCGTCGTACAGCCACTGGCGGTCGCGCCATCGCATCTCGGCGAGGATCTGTCTGGTCTTCCACTCGTCGAACGTGTCGGCATCGCCGCCGGAGTCCTCGGCGTGCTCCGCGTATCTGAGCCAGCGTTCGCGGGTCAGCAGGTCGCCGATCGTGTCGGCGCATTCCCTGTATCGGCGTCGCATGCCTTCCGGGTCGTAGCCTTTGATGCGGGTCTCGCCCCATGAGCTGACGATCTGGCAGTCGTCGTTCCTGTGGTACCGGTTGTCGCGTCCGCCGGCCTTCTCCTCGCTCCAGTACACGTAGCCACGTGAGGCGAGCATGATGCAGAACTCGCAGGTCGGTCCCCTGGGCACGCGCGCCCAGCGTGGTTCGCTCGGATCCTTCTGGGCTGTGAACCGTTGGGTCAGCCGTGCTGTCTGGTTGACCACGTCCTTGGCCAGGGTCATCCATTCCCCGTCCCCGTAGTCCTTGGTCTTCTCGGACCACAGGTCGTCGATGGTCAGACCGCCGCGCGCCCGGCCGTTGATCACGTCGGTGTACTTCAACCCGACGTTGCCGGTGCTGTTGTATCCGCCGACCGCCTGCCAGAACGCGCGGTCCGATGTGACCGTGGCCTCCCGGTAGGCGGGCAGTTCGACGCCAGCGGCCTCCGCCCATGAGGAGCGCACCTGCCGGTAGTAGTCGAGGGTGAGCCTGTTGGCCTGCCTTGCGTACCGGTCGAGCATGGCGCGCGCGTTCGCCAACAGGTCGCCGTCGTCGTACGTGGCGTTGGCGACCATGGTCTGCGCCTCACGCGCGAGGCTGCTCATCGCGTCCGCGTAGTCGTCCCACAGGTCGTTCAGGTGGGTCTGGAACGCCTCGCGCTGCTCGTCGTTCAACCCGTCAAGCGGCAGGTCCGCCTTCTCCCGTTCCGGCATCGGTCCGCTCCTCCTCCGGGCTGGCGTTCACGCGCAGTTGCGCGCGAAGCTGGTCGACGGCCTGCTCGGCGCGTTTGTCGCGCTCGTATTCGCGTTGCGCCTTGATCTCATCGACGCTCAATCCGGCCTTCATCAGGCCGATGTCGCTGTCCGCGAAGTTCGGGTTCACGCCGGCGATCTTGGCGTAGTAGTCGGCGCGCGCCGCGTCGCTGGTCTCCCTGGTGGGCGACCATATCGCGCGCAGGCCATCCCATTCCTGCGGGTCGACGTTCTTGTACGTCAATGCGAGTCCCATCGCGTCCTTCAGCGCGCGGCCGAAACGCCGGTTCTGCCGGTCGGCGGTGCGGCTGAGCTTGCGTTCGGCCTCGGCCATCGCCTCGGCCGATGCGGGATTGTCCATCGTGATGCCCAAGTCGTTGACCGGGATGTCGGTCTCGGCGCTGACCATGAGCGCGATCGTGCGCAGCATCTCGGAATGCGGCTGCATGCTGGCCTGCTGGAGCTGCTGCATGGTCGGCTTGTTACCGTTCTTGTCGGAGGGCAGACCGTTGATGACGCTGACGATGCTGCTCCACGTGTCGGCGCTGAACTGGTTGCGGTTCGCGCCGAGGAACCAGATGCGCGGCGCCGAATAGAACTCGGCGGTCGCCTCCATGCGCACCATCGTGCGCAGCCCGAAATCAGTGAGCGCCATGAGCGTGCGGCTGACCCTGCTGGAGCCGAACGGACGGTTCAGCTGGGCGTCGAACACGAACGGGACGACGCTTGGACGATCCAGGTACGTGGGTATCGGCTCGCACCGCCATGCCGCGGACCCCGCCTTTCGTTCGACCTCGTACACGACGCCGGGCAGCCACGCCTGGAAGCTGATGATCCGACCGTCCCTGTCCTTGTCGGTGATGGTCAGCGCGGCGCTGATCCGGCGCCGACGCCGGTCCCACAACGCGGCGCTCCAATCCGCCGAACGGGGGATCATGAGGATCCGCTCGGGATCGTCGGGGTCGGCGTACACGGTGATGAAGCTGCACCCGTGCGTGTAGCAGGAGACGATGGCCTGCGACACCTCCACGTCCAGCTCGTTGTCCTCCACGATCCCATCGACCATGCCGGCCACGCCTTCGGGCGCGTCGAACCCCTCGAACACGCTCAGGTCGGCGAGCGCGCGCACGCTTTTGTTGCACCAGCCGATCATGGGTTTGGCCATGTCGCGCATGGAGTCCGGAATGCTGTAGGAGATGCCCTTGTACTTGTAGTGGGATTGGTAGTACAGGGATCGGACGAGGTTCTTCGGGTAGCGTTTGCGCCAGGTTTTCATGAGTTCCCTGACGGTGGCGAGGTGGTCGTCGGGCATGCCGTCGACGTGCCGGATGTTGGCGCTTTCGACGGCGAGGTAGGAGTCCTGTGAGTGGTCCACTAGTACCATGCCTCCTGTTGTCTGGTGGGGTCGCGCTGCGAGGTCATGGCCCCGTGCAGGGCGAGGGTGCAGGCGACGAGCGGACTGATGTCGGTGTCGTCGTCGGGACGGTTCCATCCGAACATGCCGCTTTTGCCGATGGGTCTGATGGTGGCCTTGCGTACGGCATGCCAGAGCTGGTGCTGGCCGTCATCGGGCAGGTGGGTGAGGGTGCCGTCGCGCAGCATGTCCTGCAGGCGTCCGCAGGCGCGGCCCATGTCGGTGCTGCGGGTGACGGTGACCTGAATGCCGGCGTTGTTCAGTTCTGGCAGCAGGGATGTGGCCGGGCTCTGTTCGTCGATGACGACGGCCGATGCGTTGTCCCATGCCTTGGCGAGCAGGTTGACGGCCCACATGGTGCCGTCGCGTCTGGTGTCCCGGTATTCGGCGAGTTCGATGTGGGCGGTGTCGTCCTCGTAGCGCATGCAGGCGCCGATGGTCAGCCTGGTGCGTTCGGGGTTCATGTCCAGGCCGAACGCGGGCAGGCCGCCGGCACGTCTACGGTCGACGGTGGCCTCCTGCCATTTGGTCTGGTCGATGGCCGCGGTGGTGGAGTGTTCGTCCCAGATGCCGAGCGCCTCGCGTCGGAAGTCGTCCTCGGTCAGCTGGTCGTGCAGTTCGCCGATCGCCTCGTCGCTCGTGTGCGTCGGATACGAGGGGTTGGCCTTCCTCCATTGTTCGCGGTCGAGCGGGTCGGCGTCCCTGTCGGCGCTGAACTCCACGTAGAGCACGCTGTGCGCGCGGCCTGCGAGCGCCTGCGTGCGCTGGCGCGTGAAGCTCTCCCCCATGTCGCGTGGGCCCGGCGGGGTGCCCATGTAGAAGGTCTGGGGGTTCCATGCGCGGTTCTGCGTGGGCAGCATGCTGGCCTTCGCGGCGTCGGACAGGATCTGAGCCTCGTCGATGACCAGCAGGCCGATGTTCTTGAAGCCGCGCAGTGCGCCGCGTTCTCGTGCGCGGAAGAAGATGCGGCTGCCGTTGCGGAAACGGATCTCCTCCTTGCCGGCCGCCAGACTGAACCCGTGCTCGGGGTCGACGAGCGTGCTCATCTCCGGTCTGGCCGCGCGCGAGCACATGTCCTCGAACGTGTCGTGCAGGACGCTGAAGTGCTGCGCGGTCCACACGATGCGAATGCGGGGGATCGTGGCGGCCCGGTGGATCGCGATCCATTCGACGTCGTAGGTCTTGCCGGTCTGTCTGGGGATGCTCATGACCACGTTGCGCGCCGCCCACATGCCATCGTCTGTCGATGCCAGGGCGATGCGGTTGATCTGCCGCTGCCAGGAGTCCATCATGTCGCCGGCCGCGTTGGCGAGCGCGTTCAGGCTCGGCTCCTGCGTGCTATGGCAGCCCTCGGGGACCACGAGCCTGGCAGCGCCGTCCACCGTGAGCATCGCGTCACCCCTCATCCAGCATCTCGTCGTCCACATCCAACGCGCGCGCCACCGGATTGTCCGTGTCCTCGGCCTTGTCGATCGCATCGATCTCGCGGGCGATGTCCATCAGCCGCTTCGATAGGCTCGCCAGGTCGCGTGACTGCACGCGCCCGGAATCCAGGTCGTCGGCGATCCGGTTGCGCAACGCGACCAATAGGCGCCGCCTGTCCCCGGAATTCGCAGCGTTCCTTATCGTCCGCACCGTCCTTCCGGCCCCGCCGGATGATTTCTGAGACCGATTCGAAGCCATGCGCCGCACCCCTTGTCCTGTGGAAAACGATCCGGGGGTAAAACAGCCCTTTGCCCGAGGTGGCATCGGCGGGTACGGGTCGGGTGGTCTCCCCTGGGTCAGAACCATCCGGACGATCTGACCGGCTGTTCCGTCATCGCGTCCCTGTGCAGCTGTGCCCCTTGTTTGATGAGCTCATGGACCTTGCGTCTGGCCCATGCGAGGCTGTGCGTGCTCTTGACGCGGTTGCACCAGCGGTGCGCCGGACCTTGGTTGTCCATGCTCATGGTGCCGCCGTGCTTGAGCGGTATCGTCTCGTCCACGACGAACCCGTACGGGTCGGTGGACGGCAGCGAGTAGTCGATCGGCCGGCCGCAGATGTAGCAGGGCAGGCCACGCGATTCCCACCGCCGACGCTGCTGGTCACGCCGCCACCCGTTGGCCCTTCTCGGGTTACTCCTGGCACTCATCGTCGAACACCCTGCGGAACGCGATGCAACCCTTGTCGAGCAGTCGTTCGAATCGTTCGGCGTCGAACATGGCGCACTCGCCAGGCTCCCCGGACAGCGGGACGGGCACGCTCATCACGGCGAGCCGCCGGTCCGCGTTGTCGGTGATCTTGAGCGTGATGGTGGGCGGCATCATGCACCTCCCCTTGACATGCGAAAGCCCCGCACGATGACGGGGCTTTGTTCATTCGTTCGGATTGCCTTGTCGTTTCCTGCGTGCATCCTGACGTCTGCGAATCGCCGCAGGCATCTGGTACACGTAGTTCAGGAACGTCGCGAGGAACCCAAGCATATCGTCCGCGTCCTCCTCGGTGACCGGCTCCACGAAATCACCGTGCGCCATATCGTTGCCAAGATAGCGGATCTCGTGGGCCTCGTCCTTGATCTGCGGGCTGATGACGCCCTTGTCCGCGAGCGCGTCGATCTTCGAGGCGAGATTCCCTTTTTCCACGCCCTTGTCCTTGGCAGTCGCCTCGAGGACGCTTCTCGCCATGAGGATGGCAGCCCTATATGAACGGATGCTGAAACAGGCGTATGCCTCGCTCGCCGCGTCTGCGATGTGTTCTGGCACTTCCTCAAACTCCCTTCCCAAGGGCTCGTCGGGCAGCCAGTACAAATATTGGGCTTGCTCGTCGTTATCGTACGCAAAGCGCAATTCTCCGAGGTCCATGTTCCCGCCGCGAAGACGTTGTTTCATCGCGATGTTCGGGTAACCGCAGTAGTCGCATTTGCATACGGCGACCAGGTAAGGATCCTTGAACGTAATGTACGTGTCATTGATTTGCGTCATATGCGAGTCATGGCCGCAGTGCCAGCAGATTCTTGATGCCATAAGCCAAGTCTACCGCCACGCGCCATGGAGCGGATGGTGCAGGATTCGCACCTGCGGACCCGTCAGGGTCTCCCGCCTAGCGAGCGGGTGCGTTCGGCTGCTCCGCCAACCATCCATCGGATATGAATCAAGGGCCCGAACATGCCTCACTCCATGATTCAGACCCTCTAATCCACTGACAAGTATCGGATGCACTTCCAAAAACGTCAGTCACCCGGCGTGTCGCAACGCAGCCGATCCACCACGCAAGCCAACGGATACAAGGGTTTCCCCGTATCGTCAGCGCCGGACGGTGCGATCAGCCCACGCGTCTTCCACGAGGTGATGGTCTTGCGGCTGATCCGATACCCGCACGACTGCAACAGTCGCGCGCACTCCCCCGCCGTAAACGCCTTGCCGCTGCGGATGCTGCGCTCCAGAAGATCGAGGCGCACGGCGCTCGCCGTCTGTTCCCTGCCGCAGGTGGGGCAGGTGACGGTTTCGGCGTCCCGTGTGGCGGTGATGGTGAGCCCGCATTGGAGGCATTGGCCGATGGGCGTCGCACGGTCGGGCGGGTCGATGATCCCGAGGGTCAGTGGTTTGAGCCGTTGGAACTGCGCGATGTACATGCCGATGTCGGGAATGCGGGCGAGCTGCGGATGCATGGCGGCGTCGGTGAGGCATCCGATGACGTCCGGGCATAGGTCACGCTTCCAATCCAGGATGTGCACGCCGGTCAGTCTGCGCCATAGTCCCTGGGCGATGCTGGCGAGCAGGTCGATGTGGTCGAGCACGTCCAGGCGGAGCGGGGTCGGCGCCGTCGGTGTGATGATCCTGGTGGGCTGGTGGCCTCCGGGATGCAATGTGGCGTCCAGGCTGGCTTCGAGCGCGTGCGTCCACGGCACGTACTGCAGCAGCAGGAGCGCGAAGTCGAGCTCGCACGCGGGACACAGCGTGTACCCGTCATCGATGGGCGTATCGCAGATCTGACATACGGTGACTGACATTCCCGGCTCCTTCGTCTATCATGCTTCCCGCTACCACACGTGGAAGCCCGGTGTCCGAAGGAATGCCGGGCTTTTCGCCTATTCCATTGTCCCATCCCTCATGGCCTTAAGCCTTGCGCGACGCCTCGCATGACACAAGCGCGACGCCTCACGGTTCCTGGCCTTCCGCGCCTCACGCCGATCCGCCTCACGGTCGGAATCCTCCACCACGCGCTCGCCGGCACGGGCACGACGCACTAGGTCGGCCAACTCCGGGTCCGACTGCCAGTCGATGCTCATGGCCGCATCCTGTCCGAAAACAGGTCGTCGCTGTTGTTAATGGCCTGCTCGATCCGGATGGCGAGCGCGAGCGCCTGGTCCCAGCCGCGCTTATAGCCAATCACATACGTCTCTGCCATGGTGTTACATACCTGATCTTCGTTTTGGAGCGCCGCAACGGCCTGCTGTTGGATGTCGATGCTCATATGAGGGTCCTTTCCATGTCGGCCGCCCACGGATCCTTGCTGAGCGTGGACGGGTAGGTGACGTCGGGCCAATCCATCCGACCGGCCTTGACTTTGCGGTTATGGGGCTTGTAGGGGCGTGTGCTGACTGGTGTGAGGCCGCAGCAGTGTCCGGTGAGATACTCGCCCTGCGGATCCAACCCATGGACGCCGCACACGTCGCGCAGACTGACCTGCCCGTCGGGATGACGGACGATGCGGGTCAACGGGCGGCGCAGCACGATCGCCACGGGCAGGTCGCCACCCGATACGACGCCCGGATCCCATGCCTCCCACACGCCGTCACGGCACTGGCACACGTAGCGTCCGCAACCCTGGCACAGCACGTCCCGAAGCATGGCGCCCGCCCCGTCCGCGCACAACCGGTGCAGCCACGGCGGCTTGCGCTCCTTGGGTTTGACTTTGACGCCCATCGTCTAGTCCTCGAAGGCGATGTCGTGGATCTGCGAGTGCAGCTCGTCGATGGCCTTGGCCAGCTCGGTCCGCACGCCGATGCCATGGGCGCCGGGCACGTCGTCGCGCGCGAATCCGGTCAAGGTGGGCACCCAATGGTCGTGTTTGGTGTGCTCGAACACGACCAGTGGTATCTGCCGGGTGGATTTGCCATCCATGTCGGCGGCCACGTAGGTGATAACGATCCGCTCATGCATCCTCATCGGAGTCCTCCTTGGTGATGGTGCTGCTGAAGACTGTGAATCCGGTCAGGCTGCTGATGACCGCTGCGGAGAGTTCCCCGATGTCTTCTATGGCGTAGAACCCGTCGCTGACGTCGAGGTCGTACGTTTTGACGGCTTCGACGATGGCTTCGTGCAAGAGGTCCGCCGTCGTGGTGATCGTGTTCATGATTCCTCCTTTTTTGCGTGTCTGAGACACGCCGATGATTGGGAACAACTAGTAGGCGTCTGTGGTGTTCCGGATGGCCGCATCCAGTTGTTCCCGTTAGAATTGCGCGTGAGACGCGCAAATTCTTTTTTCGGGAACAACATGAATGGTTTTGCCAGTTGTTCCGGGAACAACTCGGAACAACTCGGAACAACGGGAACAACTAGATTTCGAACGCGTCCTGACCTCCATCCTTATCGTTCAGGTCCTTCATCTCTTGTCGGCTCATCCGGTCCACGTACGCGTCGGATTTCGGGTCGTCGATCTGCCGGTACGAGCGGACCGACGAATACAGGCGCTGGTTGTATCGACCACCGCGTGATGACAGGTATTCGTCCTCGACGAGTCGGCTGATGGCCTTCAGTACGGTCGTCTTGCGCGCGGATGACCCGTCGTCCTTCAACAGGCCGATGATGTCGCTCTGGCTCAGCTCGTCGCCGCTCGCCTCGACCAGCCGGCTGATCTTCTCCATCAAACCGGTAGGCCGGTCGACGTGCCCGCTATCCGACTCGCCGTCGTTGACGGGCATCATGTTGGGTCGGCAGATCTGGACGCGCATACGAGTCGGGTCGGTGGAGTCGACGTCGATGCGTGCGGCCTCGCGCAGATGGCTGCCGTTGCCGCTCCATGTGGTGGCGCAGTGCTCCTCGATTTCGCCGATCCTGTCCTTGCCTGATTTGAGTGTGATGGTGCCGCGCAGTCCCTTGCCGACGGGCCGGCTCATGCTCACCGAGTAGCTGATGCCGTCGATGAGGGCGAGCTTCTGCATGCTGCCTCCCGCGTATCGGCCCCTGTTGTCCTTGCTTTTGACGACGTGGTCGATCAGCACGACTGCGGTGCCCTCCTGTGAGAGCAGACGCGGGTAGGTGTTGTACCAGGCGGCGATGTCGTCGCCGTTGTTGGAGTCCAACCCTTGGTAGGCGAGGCACGAGGTGACGCCGTCGATGACGGTCAGCGAGCATTCCGAGGCGAGCCGGATGGTCTCCAGCCAGCCTTCCACGCTGGTGGGGCCGGTGTTCTTGCCGGAAGGTCGCACGTAGTGCAATCGTTCGACGATCGCCTCCGCGCTGACGCCCATCAGGAGGAGGCGTTTGACGACGTTGCGTGCCGTGTCCTCGTAGTCCACGTACAGCACATGGTTGCCCTGCTTGAGCTGCTGCGCGGTGGCGGCCTGCATGGCGAGGCTTTTGCCGCAGCCGGGCTCGCCGTGCACGTCGTTGACCGCGCCCTGGTAGAACAGGCCCTGTCCGTCCTCGCGTTGGAACACGGTGGGCGTGGGCGGAATGTCGACGCCTTGGGCGAGCTGCGTGAGGTCCTCGAACCGCCACGTGGACGACGCCTGGACGGCCTGCGCGACAGGCAGACCATCGTCCGTGGCATGGTCGGAGTCTGGTGCAGCCGCCATAGGCGCCGTCGCCTGCCGGTTGATGAGGGTGGCCTCATCCGGGGTGAGCCGGTCGATCAGCGTCCGCTCGCACGGGTCCTGCAGGCCCTGCGCTCCGGGGTTCTTCTCCAATGCGCCTTGGACGATGCTGGCGTATTCGCGTTCGGCCTCCCGCTCCCCGCCCTGACGGTCCTTGGCGATGTCCGTGATGAAGTAGGGTTTCAATTGGCTGAGCGCGTCCAACGCTCCCCTATGGCCTTCCTCCTGGAATCGGACGAGCGCCCATGCGGCGTGCAGCATGGTGTCGTGTCTGCTGCCCTTGGACGCCGGGTTCTCCAACGTCCGCCGCAGGAGCGTGTTGACGGCCTTGCACATGCGCGTGTCATCGCCGAGGTTCGGTCGGATGGCCGGACCGGTCGGACGGGGCCGTTCCTCCCGTTCGGGTTTGCGCAGGAACCGGATCCACGCGTCCGGCAGCATCGGCAGCTCGCCCGGCGTGGGTATCCGGTCGGCGGACTGGCCGTCGGGCGTGTACCATGCGTAGAATTCGCCGCTGGGGTGCACGCTGGGCCAGACGACGCAATACCGGTGGTGGTGTTGGATGACGTCGATGCTCTCGGCCGCCCCGCCGTCGAACTCCATGTTCTCGGGTACTTGGTAGAACCGGTGCCGGTACGGGCTTTCCCCGCCGTGCGCGCTCGAACACCACGTGGCCGGCAGCACGCCCAGCCTTTGTTCGAGGTCGGCGAGCTCCAGGGCGCCGTCCGTCTTCCTCTGGTGGCCCTCGGCCGAGTCCACGTCAAGGCAGATCACGCCTCGGGGCATGACGATGGCCGTGTTGCCGTCCGGGTTGGATTGCGACCATTCCTGGATCCGCCGGTCGGTGACGGGCTGCTGGCGTCGTCCGGTCACGCCCTTGGGTGGGAATGATTTCGTCGCGGGCGGCAGGGGCACGACCTGCGTCCACCCGGCCCTCCGGTATACGGGTGCGGCCTGACGGTAGCCGAACACGTCTTCCATGCCGTCACCTCCTTACGTATGTCGCATCGGGATGGGCCGGCGCCGCGGATGGCGCCGGCCCGATTGCCTGTTGAATGAGAGGGTCAGAATGCTTCGCTCGCATCCTCGCCGCCGTGCATGCCGGGGTTAGCCTGGTCGGTGACCGCGGTCACCTGCTCGACGCTCAATCCGAGCATGCCGGCGATCTCCTGAGGCGGCTTGCCCAACGCCTTCAACTGGAGGATCTGCTGCGCGTCCACCTGAGGCCGTGAAGGCTGCTGTTGGGTGGGGATGGTCACCGGCTGCGGCGCGGCCTGGGCGGGCTGCATGGGCTGCATGGGCTGGCCGCTCCACGGGTCCACGAATCCCTGCCGCGCCGGCTGCTGCGTGGCGGGCTGGGGCTGGCTCATGGCCATGTCGGCGGGCGACTGGTGCTCGATCGTGTACTCCATGATCTTCGGCGGCTGCATGCCGTTCGATGATTGCCCGTAGCCGGTGAACACGGCCGTGAACCGGTCGCCGGGCTTGATGTCGCTGGCCTTGTGCAGGCCGGCGCGGCGGATCGCGTCCAGCCAGGCGCGACGCTGCTCGCCCCACCCCTTGATGTATACGGTCCGGTACCCGTCGTCGTCCTCCACGTTCGGGTCGGTGACGCCGGTGTTGATGGTGACGAGGACCTGCAGCTTGGGGCTTCCGTCCTGCCAGAACGCGGGCTGTTTGGTGTTGAAGTCGCGCACCTGGTTGGCGGTGACCTTCTCGATGATGCCGCTGATCCGGTCGCCCGGCCGCTCGAACTTCGCGCCCTTGCTGGACTGGCTTTCGATCTGGTCGAGCATCTGGCTGGCGCTCATCCTCGACTGCTGTGGCTGCGGCATGGGCTGCCCGTACTGCTGCATCGGCTGCGGCTGGCCATAGCCGTTGTATCCGTTGTATTGCGGTTGCTGTCCGAACATTATCGTTTCCTTTCGGTTGTCGTTTCGGTTGTCGTTTCGGTTGTTTCGGTCACTGTCCCCGGGTATTCGGGGTCGATGAGCGGGATGAGACGCAGCCACCTGTCGGGCACGTCCGGCCACGGACGCTCGTCGAACTCAGGCAATTGGCCCATGTCCGGCCACACCCTGCCCTTGCACTGGAAGCACCCGTCGGAGCCGGCCGCCGGCAATTGCTTGATCCAGCTGTCCCGCACCTCCGCGCCTTCGGCCTGCTCGACGCAGTCCATCAGGTTGACCAGCAGCTGGGCCCTGGCGAGCGCCCATTGGCCGGGTTTCGGGTCGAACTCGGTTTGCCATGGGAGCGCGTCGTTCAGGCCGGCCTTGTTGCGCGGCAGGAAGTAGATGCGGCTGCACCGCACCGATTCCCCGCGGTTCTCCAGGCCGATGCCGTACAGGCTGGCTTGCACCCGGTACTGCTGCGACGGCCCGTGCGCCTTGACCTTGGTGAGGGTGGTGTTGCCGACGATCTTCCAGTCGATGGTGCTGCCGGTCTTTCGGTCGTACAGGTCGATGCTGCCTTTGACGTCGTATCCGGCGTGCAAACCTTGGAGGTGGCCGACGGTGACGCGCATCTCCGGCGTGAACCGGCGCCGCTCGTCCTCCGGCGCGGGACCGGTGAACACGGTCTCTTCGGCTTCCCCGAACCATTGTTCGAAGCGGGCGTGCACGCACGTGCCGATGAACGGCAGCCAGGAGGGCTGGCGGCGTTCCGGCCAACCGGCCAGTTTGGCGGCCAGGCAGTGCACGCACGAGGTGCCGAGCTCGCTTGGGCCGATCTCCCGCTGCAGGTCGCGCGGCTGGCTGCTCATGCGGGTTTCGATGATGCGGCGGATCTCGGGCCACAGATCCGAATCCCTATCGGTGTCGGACGTCTGCGGCTCTGGCGTCGTCTGCCGTTGGGCGTTGGCGACGGCGATGATGGCGTCGGCGTCACTTGAGCTGCTCATGGATGCCCCTTTCCAGGATCCGGCCTATCGACCGGGTCAGCTCTCCGGTGAGGTCGTCGAGGCTGGTCGCCGTGATGATGATCGTGTCGTCCCCTTCGGGCAGCACGTCGTAGGCGAACAGGACCCGTTCGACCTCGCTGCGGATGAGGGTGCGCATGTCCGCGGTCATGAGACCACCACCGTGCTCGCGCCCTGCACGACCATGCCCTCAAGGTTCAGGGTTCCGACCAGCTTCTCCACGCTGCTCAGGCTCTTCGGCTTGAGATCGAACAGCTCCGGATGCTCCGTCGGTTTGTATGCGGCGGCGAACTTCTTCGCGTCGAGCCGCCGGCTTCCGGTCTTGACCTGCACCTTGAGACCGCCGGCCTGGTAGGTGCCGGGCTCGTGCGTGTCCAGGATCTGCCGCTTGATCGCGTCGATCTCCTCCTGGCAGGACTCCTTCTGGGCCTGCAGGTCGGCGATGCGCATGGCCTGGCGGGCCAGCAGGTCGGCCTTCAACGCCTCGTCCCGCCGTTCCACGGGCACCGTGTCCATGCTGGGCGGCGCGGGCGGCGTCAACAGGGTTTCGCTTGTCGTGTTCATTGCTGTACTCCTCCTACGGTGATGTTCGCTTTGATGGGCACCCACGACACGTCATGGGTGCGGATCTGGCGCCTATGCCGGTTCGCGGTCTCGATCGCCACGTCCAGCGAGGTCGGGCCGGTCAGCCAGCCGCACTGCCGGCAACGCGCCATGTACGTACGGCCGTCACTCATCCGACGCCCCACGTGCCGTGTCGCCGGATTCGAGCTCCTGGACGACCTCGGCGTGCACGTAGTCCGGGGCGGTGTCGTGAAGACGCCGGTAGGCATCCTCCTCTTGCCGCCGCTCGTCCAGTTCGGTCTGGCTGCCCAGCGGGTTGCGCAGGAGCCGGCTGATGGCCGCGCCCTCCTTGACGACGTGCTGGCAGATGTCCACGCACTTGGCCACGACCTCCGCCTGCCGGCCGAACAGGCCCTTCTTCTCGATCGCCTGGTCCGCCTTGTCCACGAACTGCGCCGCCGCGTCCGCGATCCTGGAAGCGGCCGGATACAGGCTCGCCAGATCCGCAGGCATGTTCTCGTCGTCGATCAGCGTCTGCACGATCCAATCCGTGTTCGACGTCATGATTCCTCCTTAAGTTGAGTTGAAGTTGATGTTGGGGTTGATTTCCTCGGGTCCCATTCGGGAAGGGGCGTGATGCGGATGTACGTGTGCGGCTCATACTGGACGCCATGCCTCGTGTACGGGTCGCCCGGCCTGCGTTTGCGCCACGTGCCCGGACGTCTGCCCTTGACGATCCGGTCGGGCTCATACTGGACGGCCTGCAGGGTCTTGACCTGCTCGTCGTCCACGTAGGCGATTCCGTTGAGCGCGTCGATGACGAGCTTGACCAGGTTGTCCAGGTCGGGTCGCCCGCGTTTCGCCTTCCAGAACTCCGCGTACACCTCCACAGGGCCGGTCAGTGTCACCCGGTCCGGATACTTCGCCATGAAGTCCGCCCGGACTCTGGATTCCGCGATGCGCGTCCGCGATGGCGTGACCCCGTGCCCCCGGTAGACGCGGGGCCTTCCCTTCGGAACCGGATCGCCCGGCACGAGCAGCGTGAAAACGCTCACTTCGCGTCCACCTCTTCGAGCGGGCGTCGTGCGCCGTGGAAGCGCATCGTCGAAGCGCCGCCGATCGTGTACTTGCGGCCCGTCAGCCCGGACACGTACAGGTGGGTCAGCCCGTCGCAGCGGACCACGCCGCCGACCTTGTACGCGACCATCAGCGACCCGCCCGCGTTGCTCAAATAGACGACGTCGCCCGGAGCCACATCGGACAGGCGGTCGACGTGGTAATAGACGCCGGAGATGCTCTTCCACGGGTTGTCCTTGCCGTTCACCTTTCCGCCTCCCCGCGCTCACGCATGCGACGCTCCTCCGCGTTCAGCCATTCACGGGCGCTGCACGCGATGTTCAGGATGTTGATGTAGCTGCGCTGTAATGCGGTATGACCGTTCGCGCTCGCCTCACGCAGCAGGCAGGCGGTGATGTCGTTCAGGTCGTCGAGCATGTCCGAGTATCGGTGGATCATGCGCTCCGGTTCGGACTCCGCGTGGCAGGCCTCCGCGGTTCCTTCGGGGAAGTCGATGACCTCCCATGAGTGCGCGTGCACGGCGATGGTCGTGCCGTCCGGCAGGCTGATGAGGACCGGCTCATTGCCGGGTTCGGTTACTGTTGACTGTGACACCATATGCTCCTTTCAACTGATGTGGTGTCGGGCGTCGCACCCCTCGTTTCCTAGGCGCGGATGCGACGCCCACTTGTTTGTTTTGTTCCGCCCGATGCCGGTGACGAGTCCGACACCGGGAAGCTCTTATTCGCCGCCGTCCTCGCGGTCGGCGATCGACAGCAGCGTCACGCCCAGCAGACCGCCAAGCACGAACGCCGCGAAGTGCAGGACGCTGAACGCGCCGTCCGCGAGCGCGGCAAGCCACCAGAGCAAACCCCAGCCCGCGATCAGGACGAGTCCGGCGCCCACGACGATGCAGAACGCGATCTTCTGCTGCCGCTGCTTCACCGTCAACGGAGACGGGATCCTGCGATGCCTGCTCATTTGATCCTCCTACAATCCCCGAGCATGGTCTCCGTGCGACGCTGCAGGTTCGCCTTCTTCCAGGCGAGCACCACATCCGGCACATAGCTGATATGGCCGGACACGGCGTCGCGCAGATACGCCGGGCCTCGGCCGATGCTCCGCCATTTGTCGAGCGTCTTCTTCGACCTGCCCAGGCAGTCCGCTGCCTCCTGCGGCGACCACAACTCCAGTTCGCTCATTGGAACGTCACCTTCTCCCCCGCCCTGTCGCTGAGCTCTTCGAACACCTTGTCGAACAGCGGCCGGTCCGCCTCCACGTACCCGTACGCGGTGTATCCGCCCCGGTCGATGCACGGAGGCTCATATCCGTATGTCTCCTCGTATGCCTTGCGGAGCTTCTTGCCGAATGCACGACGCGCATAGGCAGGATCCGTGTATCCCGGTAGCGTGCGTCCGCGCAGGTAGTCGGCTATTGACAGACGCCGCGTCATGTCGGATACGGGCATGCCTGCATCCTCCATTTCTGATGCAATAGACGTCGTATGGGCAACAGGACGTGCTTCCTTCGGTTCGTCGGCCTGTGTGCCGGCGTCGGTGCCGTCCGTGTAGAGTCCGGCGTTGGCGAACACGAGACGTGTGAGCCGGTCGAGGACGTTGTCGGGAAGCAGGTTTGCGGCCTTTGCCTGTGCGAGCAGGTCCAACTGCATATACGGGTTGTGGTTTTGCGCGTCCACGCGCATGGTGTCGTCACTCATCGGAGTCCTCTCTCAGTTTTTTGCAGAGCAGTTCGAACTGTTCTTCCGTGTGGCGGATCATCCTCATGTAGGTGGCGCACTTGTCATTCCACTTGTTGATGGTCTCGCGTGCATCACGTCCGACGTCGCCCATGAGCCCACAGGCACGGCAGCCAAGGATCAGCCTCGTGTCCGTGTACATGCCAGCATTCGGCTTCCCTCCGCATTTAGGGCATTGTTGGATGTGCGGCAGGCTGCTGGTATCATTGGTGTTGACCATTTGTTACCTTCTTTCATTTGGTTTGGGCCGTGGTGGCAGCCGCGGCCTCTTCTTTTCCGTCGTCCGCGATGTAGCAGATCTCGCCGGGCTGGAATCCGAACGCGCGCCACAGTCCGACCAGCATGGCCGGCGTGCACACGTTCGTCTTTCTCGCTTTGTTCAGCACGCTTTCGCTGACGCCGATGGCGCCCGCGAACGCGGCGTCCGTCTTCAACCCGCTCATGCGCTTCGTCCGCTCCAGGAACTCCGGACGGAACAACGTCTGCGCGGTCATAGGGCAACTCCTTTCACTGGGCTTGGTTTTGTTTACGGTTTGGGTCCCTTCCCCGCCGCGATAGGCTTGAGATTGATCGGGAAACAAGTCCGTCACACGACGGGGAAGGGAAGACTATGTGGGAGCTGATCAAGGACCATCCAGGTGACGTCGCGACCTGGATGTCGGCGTTCGTGGCCTTCATGTCGGCAATTGCCACCATCTGGTGGCCTTGGATCACACGGCCAAGACCCTCATGGTTCCCGGTTCTCGAAACGGACTCGGACATGAGGGCGAACCCACGACTCAGTGGATTCGACATGTTCTTCCCTGAGATCAATGGCGTCACGATCTGGCCTCAGCGCATCATCCGCATGTACAACGCTGGAGCCGCTCCGGCGTACGGAGTGTTCGTCGAACCGAAGGAGGCCGTGGTCATCGAGGTCGGGGATGCCGACGAGCAAGGGTCAAAAGCCGCGACCGATAATGTCGCTATGGTTCCTCCCGGCGGTTTCTTTTTTGTGGTGTTGATGCAGGACCGAACCTTAGAAGATTCCTTCGTGCGTCTGTATTGGTCAGAGTCTCCAACGAGTACGGCCCATATGTACGTTCAAGAGATTCCAGTGACCGAATTATCCTTCGGGCGAGTCCTCCGTCCTTCTCATATGGGGCCTGTCGCCGTACGTGAATGGAAACGACGTCGTCTCGCTCCTCGTCGATATCCCGTGGACATGGGCCGACGGTCATGAACATGTCCACGCCTTCCTCGGGAGACAGCTTCATGGGAATCCATGTCTTCTCGCGGTGCTCGCAATCCTTGATGCGAAACTCGAAAAACCTGAGACGTTTGGCAAGGAGACCGTACGCCACCACCATGGCAATGATTCCGACGCTCTGCAGACAGTCGATGACGTTCTGGACGCTCACCGCAACCACCAACCTTTCGTAGGATTTTCGGTATGGACATGTTTATCGATTGGCTCGTGTCGTTCATCTCCGGGCTCCAGGAGGATGACTGGCTTACGCTCGCGTTCGGCTTGTCGGGCTTCATCGTCTCCGTCGTGGCGCTTCGGCATTCCGGCAAGGCCAACAAGCTGGCCGAGACGGCGAATTCCTTGGCTGAGAAAGCCGGGGTCGAATCCGAATGCGCCAACGTTCTGGCATCCCAGGCGAACCAGATAAGTCGCGACGCGAATGCGATCAGCGAGCGGGCTCTCAAGGTGAGTAAAGATTACGTAGTCTACCGTTGGTCGGCACAGTTCGACGCAGACAGGTCGGCCATCGTCATATCCAACGATTGCCCGTATAAAGCATTTGACGTAGGTCTCCTTCTTGTCCGAGGTGAACGCGAGCTCGCTGGCGGGAAGCTTGCCGGAGACATAGGTCCCTTCGGCAAGAGCGCGTTCCAGTCTTCGCTCTTCCGCGACTATCTTGCCGAAAGCAAGGCCGTCATGCTGGAAGCGGAGGCAGAGGGAGCGTATATCGACTGGGAGCAGGGGATCAGATTCGATCTCACGATATATGTGACTTGGACTTCCGAGCTGGGCACCCGGAGAAGCCATGAGTTCAAGAAGACCTTTGGCGACGCGGATCGGATCGACGGCATCGACGAACTGCTCTGACACTCTAATCACCAACCTTTCTTATTTCAAGACGTTTCGTCTTAATCTGAGACTGTTTATACCACTGTGAGACAGAATGTGTCAACACGATACCAACACGGCGTGTCTTGACTTTAGACGGATTGAGTTTCATAATGAGACTATGAACAAACATGAATGGCTAGAAGCAGCAATTGGCGAAGATACAGTCTCCGAGATGGCCCTTAAGGCAGGGATGTCAAAGGCGACAGCTTTTCGTCAGTTCAACAATGACCTGAACTTCACCGCCGAGAACGTCATCCTCATCGCCCGCGCCTACCACAAAGACCCCGTCGAAGCCCTCGTCGCCTTCGACTACCTCCGCGACGACGAACGCGGCACCGCCTCCCTCCGCGCCGCACTCAAAAACGCCACCAACGACGACCTGCTCACCGAAATCGCCGCCCGCCTCGACCGCGACCCATCGCTCGCCGACCAGCCGGTCTGGCGGGGCGACCCCAAGGACCTCGACCGCCGCCAGGTCACCGACGACGAGATCGCCGACACCATCAGCAAGGCCACCAAGGCCAGCAAGCTCAGTCAATCCGACATGGCTCCAGCAGCCTACACCGGCGACCACAAACTCGACGACGAAGGAGACGACGCCGCCTAAACCCCTCGAAATCGACGGGTTTAAACGCATCGAAATCGACACGTTTAACACAACAGAAGACCATTTTCCCGACGCCGGGAAAATGGTCCCTGAAAGGAGACCAACATGAACGACATCATCGTTCCGAACGACAACATGTGCCCACAATGCGGAGGCCCGTTCGTCCGCGACGAATGGAACCACAGCCGATTCGGCTGGGAATGCGTGAACTGCGAACTGTTCATCCCCGACCCCGACAGCGAATGCTAAACGCATCGAAATCGATGCGTTTGGAAATCACGTATCTGACCGAAAGGACACGATCATGGCACCGAAAGCCATACAGGAATCATTCAACGTCGATGGTCTCGACGTCGCCGTCATCTCCAAAGGAGACGATAACGACTACATCAGCCTCACTGATCTAGCCAGAAAGAAGACCGACGATCCTAGAATCGCCATCCAGAACTGGATGCGGCTAAAAGACACACTCGCCCTACTGGGAACGTGGGAGGGATTGAACAACCCTGATTTTAAACGCATCGAATTCGATGCGTTTATGAAAGAGGCAGGAAAGAACGCCTTCACTATGACACCGGTGAAATGGATAGAGTCAACGAATGCCATCGGGATCCGTTCCAAGCGCGGGAGGTACGGAGGAACGTTCGCGCACGTGGACATCGCGCTCGACTTCGCGGCATGGATCAGCCCGGAATTCCGCCTCTACGTATTCCAGGAATACCGCCGCCTCAAGCAGGACGAATCCAGTCGACTGAACGTCGAATGGCAGCAGAACCGCATGTTCGCCTCCCTCAACTACCGCATCCACACCGATGCCATCAAGGAGATGCTGCCCGAGAACATCAGCAGGAAGATGGCCGGCATCACCTACGCCAAGGAAGCTGAGCTGCTCAATCTCGCGATGTTCGGACAGACCTCAAGGGACTGGAAGGCAGCCAATCCCGGACTTTCGGGCAACATGCGCGACTATGCGTCGGTTACCCAGAACCTCATACTCTCCAACCTCGAAAGCATGAACGCGCAGCTCATACGCCAAGGCATGAACGTGCGCCAACGCTACGACATCCTCTACAGGATGGCACGCGACCAGGAACGTACATTCGAACATCATCCGACGGTACAGAAGCTTGAGGAACAGCAAAAGAAGCTGGAAGGAGGCGAATGAACGAATCCCGTGTCCTGCCCGACCTGTCGCGATTGACCTACGGGCAGATGCGCAACGCGATCCTCGGCCTGGACGTATGCGTATGCAGCGCCCTGCTCCCCGACAGGACGTACGGACTGTACGACGAGTCGAAGCGGCTGATCCTCATCGACCGGCGCATGACCTACACGCGCAAACGCTGCACGCTCATGCACGAGCTCGTCCACTGGCTCCACGGCGACCAGACCTGCACCGGCGTCATCGGCAACCGATTCGAGCGTCGCACGCGCCTGGAGACCGCCAGACGCCTCATCAGCCCATTGGAGTACGCGACCGCCGAAACCATCTGGGACGGCAAACCCGGACTGATCGCCGGCGAGCTCAACGTCACCCAGGAGATCGTCGAGGACTACAGGAGCATGCTGCATGACATGATCCCCGCATGAACGCGAAAAAGCCCTTCACGGCGCTGCAACGCCGTGAAGGGCGGTGAAGACAGACGTCAACCTTGGAAAGTTTTAGCCGCTTCGATTCGCCATCCTAGCATCGAAGCGGAGGATGGAGCACACCCAAATGTCGTACGTGTCAGTCGTCGGCCAATCCACGGCTTTCGCTCTTGGAATCATTGCGGTTCCTGATGGCGTTAATCAGCTTCGGCCCGGTCTCGGCCAATCCGGCGACTGCGGATATGGCAGCAGCGACATCATGACCGGTGAACGCGAGGATGATGGCGACAATCCACGGCAATACCGTGTATCCGATGGAAGTCACGGCCAACGCGATGGATTCCAGCTTCGATGTATGCAGGAGCGCCTTGTTCTGCGTTTCCACGGTCTGCTCGGTCATGCGCATGATGCGCTCGGGAAACGTCGGGTCAACGGCCTTGAAGGCAGCCATGTCGGACGGAGACGGAACGGATCCGCTCCAGTATGTGGCATGCGCTATCAGCGTTCGCCGAGCAGGATCCTCGTCGATTCGGCCATCGCCTTCTTGACCGCCGTCGCCGACGACCCCTGCACATCGGTCGCCGCTATCCGCTTGCGCAACCTCCGGAACTCCCGTGCCGTGTCCGGACTGGTCGCAATCACCATTCCACGTTTCATGCCCTTGGCCACTGCGCTCCTCATCGGACTCCCCTTTGTTGCTGTCGGTCATTCCGTCCTCTGCACGGTACTCGTCATGGCGTACGGCGCCTTGTCGCCGAACGTTGCTTGATGAGAATCATCGTACAACCCAAGCTAACCAAATCCAATCAAAGTTAACCGAATCGCATCCAAGAGCGTAAGAGAAGGGACACCAAAATGTCGATATCCACCTACCGGACCAACACCGGAGAACTCCGCTACAGGGTCAGATACAGGAAGCCCGACGGCACGCAGACCGACCGCCGCGGCTTCAAACGCAAGAAGGACGCCCAATTGTGGGAGGCCGACCACGTGACCGTCGCCATCGCCAAAGGCTCCTACGTGGACCCGGCGAGCGCGAAGAGCACGATCGGCGACCTGTGGCCCGCGTGGATCGCGAAGAAGAAGGTGAACGCGAAACCCAGCTACCTCGACGACCTGGAGGGCGCGTACGGCAAGTACGTGGCCGCGTATTGGGCGAACATCCGCATCGGCAAGGTCAGCCGTGCGGGCGTGCAGCAGTGGGTCGGCGACATGACCCACGGGCGCGTCGACGGCAAGGCGAAGAGCGCGAGCGTCGTCCTCAGGGCGTACGGCATCCTCGCCGGGATCCTCGACGACGCCGTGGCCGACAACCTCATCCCCCATAATCCCGCGCGCGGCGTCAGCCTGCCCCGCAAACCACGGCGCACCAGACACACCTACCTGAACGCACAGCAGCTGTTCGCCCTCGCGGACGCGTGCGGCCCATACCGTGTGTTCGTGCTGACGCTCGGGCTGACCGGCCTGCGGTGGGGCGAGGCGACCGGGCTGACCATCCGCGACGTGGACCTCGACCGGCGCCGCTTCGACATCAACAAGAGCGCCACCGAAGTGCGCCGGCGGATCGTCGTCGGCACGCCGAAGACCCACGAACTGCGCACCGTCATGTTCCCGGCCGTGCTCGCCCCGCTGCTGCCCGTCCGCGGCAAGTCGGACGATGATCTGCTGTTCGCGGATCCGACCAGCCCGACCGGCTATATCATGCAGGTCGACTCGCCCAAGACCGGATCCAGTTGGTTCACGCGCGCGTGCGACGCGGCCGGCGTGCCGCGCATGACCGTCCACGACCTGCGACACACCGCCGCCAGCCTCATGGTCAGGAGCGGCGCGAACGTCAAGGCCGTCCAGAGGCAGCTCGGGCACGCGTCGGCGGCCATGACCCTGGACGTGTACGCGGATCTGTTCGACGACGATCTGGACGCGGTGTCGGAGAGCATGAACCGCTTGTTGATTGACGCGAATGTGGGCAACATGTGGGCACGGGAGGGTATACTGACCGCGTAA